TATATCTGTCTACAAAATGGAACAGACCCAGAAAATACTACAGGAAGACCTTCACTAGACCAACCTACATTTACAGACCTTGAACCAAAAACTGCTGGTGATAGTGGAGATGGTTATATTTGGAAATATCTTTATACCATAAAACCAGGTGACATTGCTAAATTTGATTCTACTAATTTTATTCCTGTTCCTAGTGATTGGGAAACAAGTTCAGATAATGCTGCTGTAAGAGACAATGCATCTAGTAGTGGTCAATTAAAAATTGCAACTATCACTAATAGAGGATCTGGTATAGGAACTGCTAATAGAACTTATACTGGAGTTCCTGTAAGTGGTGATGGTTCTGGTGCTGAAGCTACCATAGTTATTAACAATGATGCTAAAGTTGAATCTATTAATATTGCAAAAGGTGGATCTGGATATACATATGGAACTATTGATTTGGTTGGTGGTGGAGTTCCTGTAGGAACCACTACTCCAATCTTTAATGTTATTGTTCCTCCTCAAGGTGGACATGGTGCAGATATTTACAGAGAATTGGGAGCAAGTAATGTTTTAGTTTACTCTAAAATTGAAAATGATACAGAAAATCCAGATTTTATAACAGGAAACCAAGTTGCTAGAATTGGTATTGTAGAAAACCCACAAGCATATGATTCTACTGCAAATTTAGAACTTTCTAAGGCTAGTGCTTTATATTCATTAAAACTAATTGGAGCAGGTTACACAACTGCTACTTTTAACCTAGATGGACAAGTTACTCAAACTGTAGGTCTAGGATCTACTGCTGTTGGTAGAGTAGTTTCATATGACCAAACAACTGGTGTTTTAAAGTATTGGCAAGATAAAAGTTTGGTTGGTTTTAATAGTGATGGTTCTTTGAAAACAGATCCAACATATGGTTTATCATTGCACTCATTTACAGCAAACCCTACCACTGGTGGAAATGTTAACATAGCCAGTAATGAAGGCACTTTGGGGATAGATACTAACTTTGGATCAGTAGGAAGTCCTGGTATAAGTACTGTAATAAATAATAGAACATATTACCTTGGTCAGAGTTTTACACAAGGAGTTTCTAATCCTGAAGTTAAAAAATACTCTGGAAATATAATATATGTTGATAACAGACCATCTATCACTAGGTCTGCTAACCAAAGAGAAGATATCAAAGTCATTTTGCAATTCTAAAGAATCATGCCTCAGGAAACTAATTTAAACGTCGCTCCTTATTTTGACGATTTTGATACTACTAATAATTATTGCAAAATATTATTCAAACCTGGATTGCCAGTACAGGCAAGAGAATTAACAGGAATTCAATCTGTTCTTCAAGATCAGATTGAAAAATTTGGAAATCATATTTTTAAAGAAGGTGCTTCTGTAACTGGTGGTGGAGTTAGATATACTGGAGCATATACTTCTGTTAGAATTCAAATATTTAATGAGGGTATTGATGTAGAATCATATCTTGATGATCTTCTTGGACAAGTAGTAATTGGTAGTCAGACTGGAGTAAAAGCTAAGATAACATCATTTATAGGAGTTCCTCTTGAACAAAATTGGTATATTTTATTTGTTCACTATTTAAATACTGGAGGTGAGGATAATGAATTTTTTGGTGCAGGAGAAAGTTTATTATTAGATAATAATGTATTAAATACTCAATCTGGTTTAACTTTTCAACCAGGAGAACCTATTGCTCAAGTAGTAAGTGAAGATGCTTGTTTTGATGGATCAGCTGCTATTCTATCCGCTGGTATATACTATATTAGAGGATATTTTGTAGATGTTCCAGCAGAAACTGTTGTTATAGATCCTTACACTAATGATGTAGATGTTAGAATTGGATTAAGAGTAACTGAAAGTATTGTTAATGCTGATTTAGATGAAACATTAAAAGATAATGCATCAGGATTTAGTAATTATACTGCTCCAGGTGCTGATAGGTTAAATTTATCTATATCTTTAAAGGTTATAGGTTCAGAAGTATCTAAACCATCCAACTTTATAGAGTTGATGGAAGTTAGAAGTGGTGATATAATTTCAGTAGCTCAAAAGCAAGATTATAATGAGTTGGCAAGTGAATTAGCTGCTAGAACTTATGATGAATCTGGTAATTATTATATTAAACCATTTTCTCTTACTGCCAAAAATACTTTAAATGATTTTGAGGGAAATAATGGAATTTTTACAAAGGATCAAACAACCTATAATGATGATACCCCTAGTGATGATCTAGGTACTTATAAGTTTTCACCTGGAAAAGCTTATGTTCAAGGATATGAGGTAGAAACTGTATCTCCTACATTTATAGATTTTGAAAAACCCAGAACTACAAAAACTTTAGAAAATCAAAGTATAAATTATGTAACTGGTCCGACTTTTACTTTGAATAGAGTTTCTGGATCACCAGTAATAGGTATAGGAACTGACTATACTGTTAGTTTAAGGGATAGTAGAGTTGGCGCTGCAGGTACAACTGCTGCTGGTAAAGAGATAGGATTAGCACGTGTATATGATTTTGCTTTAGAATCTGGATCTTACAACACTTCAAGACCTAATGAGAATGAGTGGGATCTTGCTTTATATGATATTCAAACTTATACAGATTTAACTTTAAATACAGCTGCTACTTTAACTGTTCCTACTCATATTAAAGGAAAATCTAGTGGAGCTACAGGTTATTTAAGATATAGTGTAAGTTCTGGCACTGCTGTAACTGCATACAATACTAAAGGAACCTTTATTCCTGGAGAACAATATATTTTTAATGGAGTAGAGAGTGGAAATATAGGAGCTGGATCTACTTCTTATTCTACTAGTGATATTAAATCTATTCATGGAACTGTAAGTACTGCTAGTACATTCAACGCTGATGTAAAACAATCTAGTTTGTTCCATATAGGTGAAGTTAATATTAGTGCTGCTACTACTTCAGGAGCTTATTTGGGCATTTCTACTGTTACTAGTACAGATGTTACAAAATATTTTGTTGGAGTAGCAACTGTTGGTAATTTGGTTTCTTATACTAATACCAATATTAGTGGAGTTAGTACTGCTTCTTTTGCTAAAGTTGAAAGTGTATCTCAACATTCTTTAACTATTTCTGGTGTTACTACTGTTGCTGGTATTTGTGAAGGTGGATTACCTACATCTATAATTAATCCATCCAATTTTAAAGTATTATCTTCTCAATTCCAATCTTCAGTAGATAATAATTTATATACTAAATTCCCCAAAAACAATATTGAAAGTGTAGATCTAACTAATTCTCATATTACAATTAAAAAACAATTTGATGTTACTATTACAAATAACTCAACAGAGGCTATTGATAGTGGAAGTGCTTTTGAAACATTTTTACCTTATGATGAAGAGGATTATATTTTAATAAGAACTGATGGTTCAACAGAATCATTATCTGCTGATAAATTTGCTTTTAATGCAGGATCTACTGAGTTAACTATTAATGGATTAGGTAGTAATGATACTGCTAAGTTAGTAGCTACTTTACGTAAAGTAAATGTAAGTTCAAAAATCAAAGAAAGGAAGAAGATTAATGTTTTAAATATATCTAATTCTAAAGATGCATCTTCTGGAATTGGAACTACTACATTAAATGATGGTCTTACCTATGGTACAGTTTATGGAACTAGAGTTCAAGATGAAGAAATTTCATTAAATGTTCCTGATGTTGTAAAAGTGCATGGAATATTTGAATCTAAAAATACCAGCAATCCAGCTTTACCTAAATTAACTTTAAGTTCTATTAATAGTTCAACAGCAAAAACAGGAGATCTTTTAATTGGAGATCATTTTGTTGGTTCTGATACTAATTTTAAAGGAATTTATGTAAGTAAAGCAGATGATTCTAATATTAACTATATTAGTACAAATGAATTAGATCTTAAAGTTGGAGAGATTGTTACTTTTGAAGAATCTGGAATTACTGCTACAGTAGCAGCTCTTACAATAGGTTCTAATAATATCACTCAGGAGTTCACTTATGATGATGGACAAAGAAACACTATCTATGATTATGCTAGATTGGTAAGAAAACCTGAATTTGATTCTCCATTTAGAAAACTAAGTATTATATTTGAATCTGCTTATTTTACATCATCTGATACTGGAGATATTACCACTGTTGATTCTTATAAGAATTTTGATTATAAAGACTTACCAGAAATAAATGATACTGGTGCTAGTGATATAATTGATATAAGACCTAGAGTTACTGATTTTTCAGGAACTGCTAGATCTCCTTTTGAATTTTTAGGAAGATCTTTTGATGGGGATGGCAATTCTGCTAAAAATATTTTAGCATCTGATGGTTCTATTTTATTAGATTATTCATTCTATCTTCCTAGAATGGATAAAATTTATCTTACTAAAGAAGGTGATTTTCAATTAGTTACAGGAACTCCATGTGAAACTCCAGAATATCCAGTTCCTATAGATGGGGCTTTAGAAGTAGCATCTGTCTCTCTACCAGCATATCTTTTTAATATTAATGATGTAAGCATAGAACTTGCAAATTATAAAAGATATCAGATGAATGATATCAATAAACTTGAAAAGAGAATTGAAAATTTAGAGTTTTATACATCTCTTACACTATTAGAGAATGATGCTTTAAATATGAATATTACTGATAGTGATGGATTGAATAGATTTAAATCTGGTTTCTTTGTAGATGATTTTGCTGATACAGAAAATCAAATTAAGAAGACTGTAGTTAAGAATAGTATTGATTATCAAAATGGAGAATTAAGACCTTCTCCCCATACAACTTTACTTGATCTGAAATTAGATTTAGATAGTGCTAATGGAATTAGAAAAACTGGAAGGGTATTAACTTTAGATTATGTAGAGGATATTCATATAGAACAACTTTTTGCCACTAGAGTTGAAAATGTTACTCCATATCTTGTTAGTTATTATGGAGGAACTATAGATCTTCTTCCAGATTCTGATATTTGGGTAGATCAAGTCACTCTTGAAGCTAAGCATGAAGATCTTACTACTTATACTAATACTGCATCTCAGTTAAGTGCTTCTGAGTTTGACTCTAGAACTGGATATAGTCCAGTAACTTGGGGTGCTTGGAATAATAATTGGACTGGATCTCAGGTTGTTAGTTCAAAAACTGTGGGACAATCTTGGCATGGAAATTCTTTAGTTAGAAGGACTTCTACTACTAGACAAAAAACTGGAACTGCCACTAGAAAAGGAACTAAAAAACTTGTTAGAGAAACTTTTAGTACTATTAATGAAGGTCCTAAGGTAATTAATACTCAATTAAGTTCTTACATGAGACAGCGTAATATGCGCTTTGATGCTAAAAAATTAAAACCAATAACAGGAGTTTATGCATTCTTTGATGGACAAGATGTAAGTAAGTATATTGTTCCAAAACTTCTTGAAATTTCAATGGTTACTGGATCTTTCCAAGTAGGTGAGACTGTCATAGGAACTACATCTAACGGAAAACAATTAATTAGATTTAAAGTAGCTCAATCCAATCATAAGAGAGGATCTATAGATGATCCTACTGAAGTTTATAAAGCTAATCCATATTATCAATTTACTCCTCTTTATAAAGGAACTGCAATTTTAACTGATGCTATATTGCTTGATAATATTGTTCCATCTTCATCATCAACTACTTCTGCAGATGCTTCTGCTGCCTCCAATCTTTCTATTATTCCTGAATTATATTCATCAACATCTACTATTTTAAATGTAGATTTAGAAAGTTTAGCTGAAAAATCAGATAATACTTTTTATGGATATGTTGAAAAAGGTCTTAAATTAGTAGGTCAGACATCTAATGCTCAAGCATCAATTTCTAATGTAAGACTTAGAACTGATACTGTTGGAAGTGTTATTGGTTCATTCTTTATTCCTAATCCCAATACTATATCAAATCCAAAATTTGATACTGGTAAAAAGATTTTTAGACTTACAAGCAGTAAGATTAATAGTCAGATAGAAGGAAATGTTACTACTGATGCTACAAAGGGATTTGATGCAACAGGAAATCTTGAAACCTTACAGGCAACTATTATTAGTGTAAAAAATATTGCCACTGATACTCTAACTAGATCTGAAAGCAAATCAGTAAAAGGAGCTAAAACTACTACAGTATCTAGTAAGGTAGTACAAAGAAGAAGTCCTCCTTATAATCCACCTCCAAGAAGAGATCCTCCTAGACCACAGGGTAACAACCGAGTTAGGTATGAGAACAGATATATTAAATCTGGAACTGGAATGTCACGAGTTAAAATTGTAGGTAATAAGCCACCAGTTGTAGTACAATCAATTGATCCAATTGCTAGTGCTTATGCTGAAAGATCTGGTAATGGTCATAAGTTAACTGCTGGTGCTGCTAAATTCTGGGGAGCTAGAATATCTAGTGATCTTGCTAAAGCAGGAATAAAGAAAGGTTCTACTACCTACTTTGCTGCAGCAAAGTCTGAGATGAGAAAGCATTTGAAATTTAATGAAAAGGTCAAAGCAGGAAAAGCATCTGTAACAAAAGCTGCAGTAGCTGCTGGTTTAAAAAGTCTTTCTAAAATAACTGGTATTAAAACTAGTGCTGGTTATAAAAAATTAACTAAAGATTGCCCATCTGGACAAGATGATCCTTTAGCACAATCTTTCTATGTAGGACAATCCATAGGAATATATGCTACTTCAGTAGATCTTTATTTTGGATCTAAGGATGAATTCCTGCCAGTCAGTGTTCAATTAAGAACAATGAAATCTGGTGTTCCTACTACAGAAATTATTCCTTTTGGTGAAGTAGTTTTAGATCCAGATCAAGTTAATATATCTGAAGATGGTAGTGCTGTTACTACAGTAACATTCCCTGCTCCAGTGTTCCTTCCAGGAAGTCAATCTTATGCTTTAGTTCTTTTATCTACAAGTAATGAATACACTGCTTGGATTTCTAGAATGGGAGAAGTTGATGTTCAAACTAAGGATAAACCTGAATCTGAACAAATACTTGTTAGTTCTCAACCAACTTTAGGATCTTTATTTAAATCACAAAATGGCGAAACTTGGAACCCAAGTCAATATGAAGATCTTAAGTTTACTCTTTATAAAGCATTTTTTACTGCAGAGACTGGATCTATTAATTTCCATAACCCTCCTTTAGTAACATATGCTGATACTAATCAACCATTAACTGGTGAGGCATTTAGTATTAATTCTAATAAAATAAGAATTGGATTTAATACTACAATAACTGATACTGGAGTAACATTAGGAAATACTATTCAACAGTATGGTAGTAATGCTACTGGTAATTTTGTTGGATCAGCAGGAACAGCAAATGGTAATTTGACTATTACTAATTCTGGAATTGGATACACTCCATCTTCAGGTGCTTTTACTTATCAAGATGTTGCTCTTAATACTATTAGTGGTTTTGGTAGAAATGCAACTGCTAATATTACCATTAATAATGGAGTAGCATCTGCAGCAACCATAGCAAGTGGTGGTAGTGGTTATAGTGTAGGTGATGTAGTTGGAATAACATCTGTAGGAATTAATTCATTAGGAAGAGATATTAAATTCTCTATTGCTGCAGTTAGTGGTGTTAATGAATATATCCTTGATAATGTACAAGGAGACTTTGCTACTGGTGTAGGTAAGACAATTCAGTATATTACTAGTGCTGGAATAGTTACTCTTAATCACACTGCTGGTGGAAATGTTTGGTTATCAGGAGCTCCTGTAACTACTACTGATGGTTTACATATTAAAGTTAACCAAAAGAATCATGGAATGTATTCAACTGAGAATGTAGTAACACTTACAGATGTAACATCTGATATTAATCCTACTCAATTATCTTCTGATTATGATTCAGCATCTACAGGTTCTATTATAGTAAATGATGGAACAGAATTTGCTTCATTTGAAAATGTAGGAGTTGGTTCTACTAACTTAGGTTATGTTAAGATAGGAACTGAAGTTCTTTCATATAGTGGAGTAGTCAATAACACTTTAACTGGTGTTACTAGAGGAGTAGACTCTACTCAAACTCTTAGTCATAGTGAACTTGATTTTGTTTATAAGTATGAATTGAATGGAGTTTCTTTAAGAAGAGTTAATACTAATCATAATATAGCAGATGCTACTGTTTCTAATTCTTTAGGAATAGATTACTATAATATTAAGTTAGATATGTCTGCTAATGGAGTAAATCGTTCAGTTGGCACTAGTTTACCAAAATTACATTTTAATGAAACCAAGTCTACTGGTGGATTTGATATTATTCCTACTGAGAATATTCCATTTGAAATAGTAACTCCTATAGTTCAAAATATAACTCCTGGAGGATCTACTGTAACTGGTCAAATTAGAACTGTTACAGCAGCTAGTGTGGATGGATCAGAAACTCCTTTCATAGATCAAGGATTTGAAGATATTAGTATAGTGAATGATAATTTTATGGCCACTCCTAGAATGGTTGCTTCTAGAATTAATGAAACTACTTTACTACCAAATCTTCCTAACAATAGATCATTTACTATGAGTCTGAATATGTTTGCATCAGATTATTCTGTTTCTCCTATAGTTGATTTGGATAGGATTGGAGTTATTCTTACATCTAATAGAATTAACAATCCAGTTAGTGATTTTGTTACTGACAATAGAGTTAATACTCTAAAGGATGATCCTAATGCTTTTGTTTATGCTTCTAAACCAGTTACACTGGAGAATGGATCAACATCAATCAAAATTCACTTAGAAGGTCATATCAATGTGACAAGTGATCTTAGGGCATTATATGCTATTTCTGATGGACCTGAAGATGAATTAATTTATCAACTATTCCCTGGTTATAATAATTTATTATCCAGTGGTCAAGTAATTGATCCAGCAAAGAATAGTGGTTTGCCAGATAAAGCACTTCCTAAGACTGATGTTATAGCATATTCTTCAGAGGATGTGGTATGGAAAGATTATGAATTTACTATTGACAATCTTCCTACTTTCAAATACTTTAGTATTAAATTAATAGGAACTGGTACTAATCAGGCTCAACCACCTAGAGTGAAAAATCTTAGAGTTATTGCACTTGCATGATATGAAAAAAGTTGATGGACATGATGGTTTAGTTAGGGATGAAAATTCCAATGCTATTCTGAATACAAATTCAGTTGAATATAATAATTATCTTTCAGTTCGTGCTAGAAGAAAGCAAGGATCTAATAGGATAGATACTATGGAGAATGATTTAAAATCTTTAAAAGATGATATTAATGAAATCAAAACTTTACTAAGAGCACTATCTAATGGCTAAAAATACTCTTACATTTGATCCTAGTTCTGGTGTTGCATATGGTGTCAATCTCACCCTCAACACTGGAGCAGATTTAGATGCTGACTATACTGTAGTTGGTACATCTGGCAC